GTTTGCGAGATCCGCAACGCCAACTTCCAGCTAGCTCTCCGACTCGACGCTGCCAGCGGTCGGTGTCTACTCCTGGCCGACAGTGCCACCATCTCCCTACACATTCCGGCAGATGACAGTCTGGAAGTATTCGCCACGGGCAATTTTCCCGGCCAGTACCAGGCCATCGGCATCTGGGGTATCGGGCGGTCGTACCTCTATGACCTGTGGGTCACCTATACCGCCAACGGCGCTCAGGATCGAGCCTTGCGGGGGTACTTCTACGTCAACCCGAACATCACCCAGTTCCCAGCACTGGTCTCGACGACGAACGGAGCGAGTCCCTAAATGCCAGCAGCAGACGTCATCATCACCGTCCCCTCTGAGGAAGTCATCGAGATCCTCACCCCTGGTTTGCCCGGCCCTCCGGGACCGGTCGGCCCCATGGGGCCTGGGGGAGTGCAAGGAATATTCGGCCCGCCAGGCCCCACTGGTCCGGTTGGTCCTCAGGGGCCTCCAGGAGGCTTTGTAGTGGCCGCTGTGGTCCCAGACATGGCCCATGTGCCTGCCATCCCCTCCAATGCCGACACGGGCAAGGTGTGGCTCGTAGGGACCACCAGCTACGTGGTGATGTACTACGACTGGACGGCTCAGGCGTGGATTCAGTTGGCGATGGCGGCTGGCCCCCAGGGAATCCAGGGATATCAGGGCTACCCCGGCGCGCCAGGCCCTCAGGGAGCGGTCGGTCCGCAAGGCCCCCAGGGCGACACCGGTCCTCAAGGCCCTCCCGGCGGAATGGAGGACCTCGTTGCTCCCATGTGGAGCGACCTCAACACCTTCGTCCAGACCGGCTGGGCGGCTGTCGACACCTCCCAGATGCTGTGGCTGAAGGATGCCTGGGGACGTGTCCAGTTGAAGGGGGAAGTCACCTACCTGGGCGGCAGTCCTCCCGACGGTGTCCCTATCATGCAGTGTCCCCCCGGCACTGTCCCCACTACACCTTTCTCCCTGGTAGCGGTCGAGGATGTTGCGCCCGCCAGGTTCTATCGGATCGACGTCAGCACTGACGGTTACATCCGGCTGAGATTCCCACTGGCCAATAGCACCGGCCACCTATTCCTGGACGCTCTCAACTGGATGGCATCGGTACCAGCACCTCCGCCACCAACAGGAACCACCGGCAACACCTTCATCTTCAACCAGACGACTCCATCGCTGACCTGGAGCATCACCCACAACTTCGGCGAATGGCCGCTGGTTCAGCTTTATGACACCAACGCTGTACTGATCAGTAGCTCAGTAGCTCAGATCAACGTGAACCAGTTGACCGCAACCTTTAACTCCCCGATCGCTGGCACCGCAGTCCTGACCACAGGAGGAGATTACGTGCGATTCGATCAGACCACCCCGGCAGCCACCTGGACGATCGATCACAACCTGGGGCACTGGCCGATCGTGCAGACCTACGACTCCGCTGGCAACGAGATCGAGGCGTCAGTCCAGCAGATGAACCTCAACCAGACCGTCATCAGTTTCGGTACTACCTCCACTACCGGCACCGCAATCCTGGAGTAGCCATGTCAATCAAGCAGTTTGCCGACAACGACTTCCAATCGATCAGCAAGCTCATCAACCTTCCTGATCCCACCAATGCTCAGGACGTCGCCACCAAGCACTACGTGGACGTCAACAAAGGTGTCGGCCCTACCGGTCCCACTGGACCAACCGGGGCGACTGGAACGCAAGGAGCGGCAGGCTTTACCGGTCCCACCGGTCCGATAGGACCGACCGGTCCAGCCGGGGTGGCCGGGGCAACCGGTGCCGCAGGCGCACCAGGACCGACCGGTGCCACTGGGGTAGGCGTAGCAGGCGCAACAGGCGCAACCGGAGCCACCGGAGCGACTGGTGCCGCAGGCGCACCAGGACCGACCGGACCCACCGGGGCAACCGGAACCGGACTGACAGGCCCCACCGGTCCTACGGGAGCGCAGGGGATTGCCGGACCAACAGGAGCTACCGGACCGACAGGACCAGCAGGAACCGGCGCCGGAAATGTCCCCAACGCCACCGTGACCGGCGACGTTCCATACTGGAATGCCGGTACTACTGCTTATGTCCCCGGCCCAACCTTCCTGCCGTTCACCCAGGCCACCAAACCGACACCAGGCAGCAACCGCAACCGGTTCGTCTTCATCAGCGACGATCACAGCGGAGCCACCTACTTTGACAAAGAGGACGGCTCCGGGTATCAGCAGATCGGCCTCGCTCTCGGTGGCCCCTGGAAGAACCAGTATCTGCGGGGAGCTACCGCTGGCGGTTCCGATACTGCTCTTCCGTCAACCGGTGTCGGTCAGGTAGCCACCAGCCTGAACTTCATTCAGGGAGCCAATGTCACCCTGACCACCGGCTACGACGCCACCAATGACAAGGTGGATGTCACCATCGCCGCTGCGGCTGGTGGCGGAGGTGGGGCGGCAGTTCTGGGTTCCAACATGGTCAATATCACCACGGCCCAGGCACTCACCGCCACAGCGGCACAGATTGGTACCGCCGCAGTCACTTTCACACCAACCAGCACAGCCGTCCTGTTCGTCATTTCTCTGTACCTCACCACTCCAACTGGTTCGGGCAACATCGCTCTGACGATCCAGCAAGTCGCTAATACCGGAGATGCTGCTCAGCTACTCAGCCCCAACACCAAGGCCACCGGGGGACAGGTTCAGTTCGTCGGTTCGGGAACATCGGGAACCAACGCCGCTGCTGGTGGGATTCAGACGACCAAGCTGGTCGGCAACTTCCCCAACAACAACTCGATGAACATCACCAGGTTCATCTACCTCACCGGCATGATCGTGGGTACGTCGTATACCTGGCAGCCATTCGCCAGCAGTGCTGGTACAGCCGCAGTTATCGGCCAGGATCTCGTCACCACCACTGTGATGGCGGCATGACACAGGGCTGGATGGAGATCCCAGTCTGCGGTTGGGATATGAGCCTGTGCGCCGTCAGCCGTATGAACATCGCCACCGGGATGCGCTGGCAACGTCACCAGATCATCAACATCGGCGCCGCCTGCGGCGACGGCACGCAGTTCCCTTATGTCTACCACGGTGCCCAGACGACACTAAATCCCGGCATGAGCGCCGCTATGACGCCGCAGCAGCAGCTTGGCAATCCAGGTACACCTGGTTACGGCATCTCCAACTGGGACTGGCGCAATAGCTGGATGTGGGCCGTCAAGCAGGTCGGTTATCAGGTCGCCTGGTGGGGCAAGGTCACCAATTCCTGGCCCTGCCTGCTGGGGGACGGCTACGTCCTCAACGTGAGTGGGAACAACATCTTGGACAGGTACTGCCTGTTCCTCGACGATTCCGCCCTGGACAACCAGACCGACACCACCATGAACGCCTACCAGACCGGTCAGCCCTACAGCGGGGTCGATCACCGGCTCCACAACGAGAGCAACTACTTCGCCACCGCAGCCGCTCCCTTCATCTTCAACAACAACCTGAACAACGGTGGCGGAACGACACTGCTCACCAACACCGGAGCACCGGGCGATAGCTGGAACACCTCCGCTTACCTCGGTACCGCTGGCCAGGCCACCCGCCAAGCAGGCAATGCTTCCGCCTTCCTGCCCGACTACTACAACCGATTGACCTACCGGTTCCTGAGCGCCACCTCTGCCGTCCCGGATAACGGGGGTCAGTATCCAAAGCCCCCATTCATTATGTATGTCGCGCCACGGGGCAGCCACGCCGCCTGGGTAGTCGGTCAGCGGCACTGGAACGTCGTGCCCCAGAACAGCCCTGGACGCAACCTGGGAACCACCGACCATGCCCTGGCCTCCGGGGCCACCTCCCTTCAGTGGACAACCGAACCCTCCCTGACCAACCTGTCAACCGCCAACGGGGCATACGTGTTCTTGGGCTGCGAACTGTGCCAGGTCACCGCCGGTATCGGGACCGGCACCTGGACGCTCGCCAGGGACGTACTGCAGGACGCCGAAGTCGCCATGCCCCAGGTGACCGGCTCGCCTGCCTGGCCTGTCGGTACGTCGGTCATCCAGGTCAGTAGCTCGACCAGCCCGGACACGGGTGATAAGTCGAGCTTCAACGAGCCTGACCTCTCTGACAAGAGTCCCTGGTGGAGAGGGTGCTACCCGCCCATGACCCCGATCCAGTGCGTGGGGGCCAGGCACGACCGCATCATCAAGGCCAAGTGCGGGATGGCCTCCGACGAGTTGTTCTACGACATCATGAACTACTGCCAGGGCCACTTCTCCAACCCGACGGTGGCAATCATCCTGTCGGACAATGGCTGGACTTACGGCGAACATGCCAACCCCAAGGGCAAGTGGAAGCCCTACGACCTGCCGGGAGTAGGCCCGTTGTGGTGCTACTGGCCGGACCCGTCCAGTGCCGGTCAGTATCCCTACTTCAGCCAACGACCCAACATCATCGTGTTCCTGGCCGATGACGACGACACCGAATCGCTGGTCAGTGGTTATCCCATCCTCGCCGCTGCCACCTCTGGCTGTCGACAGGAGTCCAACTGTGTCGCCTGGAACGGCGATCTTGCTGCCACCATCTGCGACCTGGCCGGGGCCACTCCCTACTCGGCTATGGACGGCATCTCCCTCGCCCCCTATATGTCAGGCGCAGCCACCGGTAAAACTCCCCGACTGGCCGGTTGGCTCAACTGCCAGTCAGACGTAACCGGGGGGCAGCCCAGCTTCTACGGCCTGTACTCGATCAACAAGCGGTACTGGAAGTGGGGCAACTACACGGTCCCTTCCTACGCCCTCCAGAGCGGCATAACCAAGGCCAATGCACCGGCAGGGACCTACACCGGGATCACCGAAGCCTACGACCACACCGTCGATCCCGACGAGGTCAACAACTTCATCGCCAACCCCGCCGTCAATCCCGGCTATACCCCGCCCAACACCTTCACCCCTGCCGTCCAGGCCGACCTGGAAAGCATGTACCAGGCAGCCCAGCGATTGCCCAGACCGTCCTGGGTGACAGACCCGCTCCCCTAGTCCGTCTTCGACACCAGTCTCTGGGTGAAGACATCATCGGCATAGCCACTCGCCGCTAACAGGATGGGATCCAGGGTGCGGGGAACGATCAGATGCATCCACAACGGGATCGGGGCGAAGACGACCATCAGCTTCCCCGTCACCAGGGAGGTACCCATGCTGGGTGAGCCGCTAAAGCCGGACCCGGTCCCCTGACCATAAGGACCCCTGCCATAAGCCCCGGACCCGTAGGTGGGCATTCACACGCCCGTGATTCGTACTGAAGTGGCCCCATAGTTCGGCCCGGCGTGAATGATGCACTGCTGAGCTACCGACTGGACCGTGACGGCGAACACTGCATTGTCGAAAGCAGACAGGTTCAACTGGCGGGAGAACTGGGCAGGCCAACTAATCGGGTTCTTGGCGTTGATCTGCCCCATGACGGTGGTGTTGTCGAGCGCCGTAGCCCCCCACAGGAAGTTGATGATCGAGTTCCCGCCCTGGTTGTTGGTGTACTCCCAGGCCGGTATATCGAAAACGATCTGCCCCTGTGTCAGATCAGTCACATCCACAGAAGCGTTGAACACGGTCACGGTCTGACCGGTTGGGACCGTCGTATCAACCAGTAGCTCCTGGTAAAAGACCTCTTTGGTCGATGGCGTCCAGACCACGTCGTAGTCCGTCGCCGTGGTGTTCTTGGTTAGGAAGTCACCCACAGATCCACCAGCAGGAACGAGTCCACCTTTATGACTGCCGTCGTCGTTATGAGTCTGGACGGCCCAGTCGTTCATGACCGTGCCCCAAGCGTCGTCGTCGCCGTCGATGGTCGGCAGGCGGGCCATCAGGGCTTGGGATTACCGGTTGCGGTGTAAAACAGATTGGCCACTATCGGGAATCCATCTACTACGGCGGTGACGATCTCGGCATCAGTGATGTCCAGCTTGTCGGCAAACCCAGGAGTCGCCCCTATGTAGCCCACGAAGGCACTGATGTGAACAAGTGCCGAACCCCGTAGCACATCCTCTGCCAGTGCCCTGACGGGCGAGCTATTGCTGTCGATCTGCTTCATCGCCTCGTTGTGGATGGCCGTCCTGACCCGACTGATGAACTGGTCATTGAAGGTGAGATTCCACTGATCTAGCAGACTCAATGATACACAAGTCCCTTCGACTCCAGGTGCCGGGCGATGTGCTTGGACACCCGGTACTGCTTGCCCCGAGCGAGGCTGAAGACGTTGCCAGCCCCGTAGGTCATGTCCTCGATGTCGGTGTTAACTCTGATGTTGACGTACTCGTCCTCGACGAAGACCGGTTCATCGCCCAGGTCCTCGATCTCCACTTCTATCGGCTCGGGGCTGGCCTTCTTCCTCGACCTGGGCTTGGTCCGCTGGGTGTCCTCGAAGGGCTGCATGAGATCGAGTGGCTTGGGACCTTCACCGATCTCATAGACCGGCTCGGCTTCCTCGACCTCGATCGGCTGGTTCAGAGCTTCGACCTTGGCCTGGCCTTCCGGTGACATCTCGACCAGTTCGCCGGACACAGGATCGAAGACCCCTTCCTCCTCGACCACCAGGTCGACTTCACCGGCCAACCCGATCTCGTTCTGACGCTCGACCAGCTTGTCAGCGTTCTCGCGCTGAAGTCTCTGGGTCTCGCGACCGGTGAAGTCGCCTCGTTGCGGATTTGCCCTGGCCATGTGTTCCTCCTTACTGCTGGGTGATCTTGGTCAGCTAGTTGGTCTGGGCCACCACGACTGCCTGGTCGGTGATCAGGCCGAATCCCCAGATCGAGTACCAGCAGAGGGCGTGCTCACGACCGAAGTCGAGGACGCCGCCGTCGCGAAGCTCGACCGGAAGGGAGATGGCGTGACCGAATGCGTTGTCGCCAATGTAGATGGCATTGTGAATAACACCGGTCCCTACGCCGCCAGGTTGCTGCTGGGTGACCTGCGTCGTTTCTATATAAACGACGTCGTTGAGGCGTCCGATTTCGCCCAACATGAAGTTTCCCGGAGCCGCATATTTCGTCACCTCTATGAACTCGGGATTGTCACGAAGGCGACGTGACTGGTGAGGATCAATGAAGCAAACGTAGGTCTCACCAATGCGAGGGACGTTCTTGGTTGCCAGCGTCTCGACCGCATCCTTGGTCACCGTAACGCTGAAGTAGAAAGTCGCATTCGCTGCCTGAAGAGCAGCGTTGTTGGCGGCGACAGTTCCAGGGTCATACGGCGAGATCGGGGTACGAGTTGCGCCCGACGCAGGCGGGTTGTAGCCGAAGATGATCGAGGACGCCTGGTAGAGGGTGTCCCGTGCCTGGCCGTCCAGGTACTTGGCCATGTTACGACCGAGAAGCCGGGACCCAGAGGCCATCACATCATCGAAGCTGGCGTTGAGCAGAAGCTCCGACATTGCGATGGCATAGCCCTGCTCGGCGACGGTGATTGCATACTGCGAAGCAGTGAGCGCAGCGGTCTGCATACGCACACCTTCAACCAGTTGCGAAGCGTCACCGAGATTGTTGTACCTGAGAAAATTGACCTGCAATCCAGGCTGAATGCCGAGTTCGGTCTTCTTCACGGCAAACTGCTCGAACCTCAGCACGGGCATTGACTGGAACAAAATTTCTTTGCTCCATATGACCTGAATCGCAGGCGCGAGTTGTGAGTTGGCACCGGTATAGCCCGTTGGCGCAGCACTGAGCAGCGGCGTACCGGTAATAGCGCTCGGCATTTAGCCTCCCGTTAGTCTGTGGGCCGATACCGGCCTTCTGGCTTTCTGACGATCAGTCCACAAGTACATCAACGAGAGCGATAGGCCCTACCTGCTTCACGCAGGAGAGCTTCTCGATTCTGACTGTAGTCTTCCATGGACATCCCCTTGAGGTCATCCGCAGTTAACGTCTGATTGGTGGGCACCATCTCGGGTGGTCCGACCGGCGGCTGAGTCACTCCAGCGGTGCGCTGTCCAGCCCGCTGTCCCTGCATCCACTCCTGGACACTGGTGCTTATGGACGCACTAGCACCCTTCGCCTTCTCAATCGAGGCGTCGATCTCCTCAGGAGTATTGCCACCGATGGTGTAGTGGAGTTCGGGCATGACGGCCTCGCCTTCCTCCATCATCCGCTGTGCCATGTAGGTCTGGAGGGAGGCGTGCTTCTGCTCGTGCTCCAGGAGAGCCATGATTTTCTCCCGCTCCTGACGCTCGGCGGCGAGCTTCTCCTCCCACTCGGTGTCCTTCTTGGAGATGAGGTCGCGAAGCTCCATCTCCTCTTCCACCTTCTTCTTGGCCTCCCGCTCAGCTTCCTTCTGAGCCTTGTCAGCGGCCTTCTGCCGGTCGCTCTCCTGTTGGGTCAACTCCTTGACCATGGCCTCAAGCTCGTCCACCCGGCCCAACCTGGCGTACATCTTGTCCTTCTCTTCCTGGCGGATCTTCTCGACGTCTTCTTCAGTGAAGGTCCTGGGCTGGCGTCCGGTGCGCCTGGGTTCCGGCGGGATGTTCTGTGGCTGGTTGGTTGACGTCGCCGGAATGGTGATGGTGTTCGGGTCCTGCTCCGGTGGGTCCTGTGTCTGTGTTTCTTCAGGTGGCATGTGGTCTCCTTACTTCAGTTGGTCTTCCTCTGGCACTCTCCTCTGTGGGAGGGTTGTGCCGTGAGCCAGTTGAATGATGCGCTGACCCATCTTCTTCACATCCTCGGCGTCCTTGATGCGAATGCCGGGGAGGATGCCGGGAGCCTGGCCTGGAGCACCAGCACCAGTAACACCAGGGCCACCCGCAGACTTGGTGCCGCCATTCTTGGACTTGCCGTTGCCGTTGCCATTGGCTGGTGGAGGTGGAACCGGTTCCGGGACGCCCGCCGCCGTCGGGACCATGCCGGTCTCGGACATGGTGATGGCGGCAACCTCAGCCTTGAGGTAGTCGAGAGCAGCCTGCTGCTCGGCGTCGTCCAGTAGCTCCTTGAATAGCTCTTCCAGCTTCTCGTCGGGGAACTCCTCGCCCAGTTCCACCAGCGCTCCCCGCTTGCTCTCCAGGCCGAGCGCCATCTTGGCCTGGAGTTCGTTCAGCTTGACCAGTTGATCGACCGGCAACGGCGGCTGGAAGACGCAGGTGTTCTCGTAGCTGACCGGGTCCATCGGGTCTAGCTGGAGGAGAGCATCCTCTCGGGGCGGAGGATCAATGGTGGGGTCGTACATCAGCGTCTGCGGCTCTTTCATGAAGAGCGTCTTCAGCGCCAACCTGTTGATCCTGGCGATCCCTTCGCCGTACTGCGTCGCCTTCAGTCGGAACCGCTGCATGAGGGGCTGGTACTGGATGGCCAGCGCCACGCCACTGGTGTTGCTGATGGCCTGCTCCTCACCAAGGGCGGTAACCGGAATGCCGGTCATCTCGTGCATGGAGCGCTTGATGACCTCCAGGTACTTGAGCGCCGCCTCCACGCCCTGGGGATCGAACAGAAGCGACGTAACCTTGGCGTCCTTATTGGGGATAGACCAGGTTTGTTTTGCTCCCATTTCGAGGTTACTGGCACGAGCGCCGGTAATCACAGTTACCGGTGCTGCGTGGTAGTTGATGATGTCCGATACGTCAGAACACTTCTCGTTGTACTCACGGTTTATCGTGACAATGTCGTTGATGTCACTCATACCCCAGGGCGAAGAACCCGCAGGAAGATTGGAGATGTGGACGATCGGGATCTCTCCTAGAGGGTTCGGGTACTGGGCGATTAGCTCATCATTGACGTACTCCTCGATGGCAGTATCGGTCAATAACTCGGTATAGGTATTCCCTGTGATGTATACACAATCATTCCGACGAGCCACCCACGTACCGGATGGTGTCCTGGGACACCAGACGATGCCGTTGTAGTTGACCCGATGGTCTCGAAGATGACGAGCCGTGATGACTGGCCTGGCATACACGGTGGTGGTGTAGATGTCCGGGTGTGTCGAATGCGGCTTTGTGGCACACCGCTTGCCCAGCATGGAAGCCAGCATCTGGAAGTCGTCGGTAAGAGTGCCGTGACCGTCACTGTCCTTCTGGATGAAGGTTTCCGTCTGTACGGTCCGGTTGTACCCGTCGTCTGACCGCAAGGCTCCTCGATGTCCATCAGAATCCAAGAGGGTTTCGTACAAGAGCCGTGCCTGAGGTTCGGTCAGAGCGCACAAGAACTCAGGTGTCAGCCGCTTATTCGGAGCCACTCGACGGAGATGCTCACCGATGCCCCGTCCGAAGTAAAAGTCCCGTGCCCCAACATGACGACCGGATCGATGGGTATCCATCTCCCGAGCCGATGCGCCCTGATCAGCGAAGTACTTCACCAATGCTCGAATACGGGCCACTTTCTCCGGGTTTGCCGTCACAGACTGAGCGATCACAACACCGGTTCGGGCTGGGGGCTTTTGGTAGTGCCCTTCTGTCACCGCCCAACCGACCAGTTCTACGAATTCGTCAGAGAATGTGGGATGAGCAGCGAAGCACTGCGGAATCCCACCAGCAGTGATGATCTGCTTGTTGCCACCAGATAATTCTTCGGTGGTCATGAACCGACCAGGGGCATCCCAGTGGCTGTAACCGTCACGGTCACGATGGAGAGTCAACCAGCGATGATTCGGTGTCGTCAGGGCGTCGAATCCATGGCTATTCTGCCAGTGGACGAGATCACCTTGGTACTGGAATCGATGTACTGAGAGGATCGGCTGCCAGGTCAGAACCTTGGTCACGGGGTCCATACCGAGAGTCTCGTCATCGGCCTGAATCTGGGCATGTCGCAGCCATCCACGCTTAGTCAGAATCTCGGTGTTACTGTCCGTACAGAACACCTGGCGGGTGCCTTCAATCGTCGTTCCCCAGAAGCGATATTTAAGCTTAAAGCGAATCATTCTTTCGCGATCGTGGGGATGCCATTCCGGAAAGCAATGGGCCGAGTTCAGCGGAAGGATGCGGACCCGGCCTGGGTGAGGCATACCTGAGGGGTCCTGCCAAGGCTCCTCGTAGGCCACCTTGCAGAACACGTCGCCACACACCGACCCCATCTGCCCGATCTGCCAAAGGAGCGAGTCCTTCTTGTTGTCAACCTCCCAGATGCGCTGGAGCCGAGTGGGGAGGATGGCCTGGGTGGAGTCATCGGAGCGGAAGCCGACACCACGACCGAACACGAAGTTGGTCGTGAAGTCACTCATGGCGCGCACATAGTTGAAGACCAGTTGAGGCTCGCCCAACTCCGGTCGCTGCGCCCAGTGGTACCCGAGATAGAAGGCCCAGTCAGTTCATGGCATATCTGTTCAGACGAGGACCGTGAACCTCAAACTCCTCATCTGCGAGTCAAAGCTCCACTAGTCCCAGAGGCGAGATTTGGATGGTCAGATCACTACTCGCTGCTCTGTAACTAGGGGATATGAACTGAATAGCCATGGTTGGGCATCACCCCCTCTCCCTGACCCTCTCTTGACCCTTCTCCAGGCGAGACTCTTCCAGGTACAGGGGCTGATCTGAATGGTCAGGTCGGACGACGCCGCTCGATAGCTCGGACTGATGAACTGGATGGCCATTTCAGATCTTCGGACTGGTGGTGATGGTGATGGTCAAAGGAGGAGGTGGAGGAGCGACCACAATGGGCAGACGACGGCGTCTGATACTGGCCATAGCCGTGCGGGCCAGTTGCTGCTGGTATCGGCTCAACGGCGTACCGGCGGCGACCGCCGCCAGGCGAGGCTGAAAGCGAGTGAGATTGGACTCGGTCGGCACCGGATAGATCGGACCAGCCATCAGTCGCGACCAGTTGTTCCTGGATGGTAGATGAAGCTCAGCAGAGGCGTGAGGCCCTTCGAGGCGTCGGTCGGTCGAGGAATCGACCGGCGAGGGTCGGTGGAGAGGGGGTTGGCGTGGGGATCACGCCGGTCGTTCCACAGGGTATCGATGCCCATGTACGGGGCTGGTTCATTCTGGATGTATCCGGCCATCACAGTCCTTTCCAACGTGCGTTTCTCTTCAGCGGCAGTGGCTGCTGCTTCTTGACCTTGCTCACCGTTTCCATCACATCCGCCTCACGCTGCTTCGCCGCCTTCTTCCTGGGACCACGCTTGGTCGGAGGGGGTGGCCCGATGTCACCGAACTGGCGAGTGCTCTTGATGAGGTTCCCGTGCTCGACCGGCACGCCAGCGTCCTGGTAGTTCCGTAGCTCGTGCCAGGCCACCGTCTGGCCCTCAGCCAGGCCCAGGCCCCGCTGGTTGGCTGCCCGCCTCATGGCCTCACCGAAAAAGGCGTGAGCGTGCGCCACATCGAGCATCTTCTCGCGCTCTCTCGGTTCGGGATCCACGTCCAGGTGCGGTGTCATACCCTTAGCGGCCCAGACGTCGACGGCCCCGACACGAGCACTACTGGGGAAGCTGTAGGACTCCTCGTAACCGGTGACCTTGCCGCCGGAAAGTGCAGGACCCATCTTCACCTCACCACTCTTTAAGTAGACCGGTTCACCTTTATGCGCCCGAGCCGACGCCTCGACCTCGACGTCGAAGGGATGTACGCCCATGCGAGCCTGGCGGTAAATCTCCGCCGCCTTCTGGGTGTTGATCTGGATGTGCTGGGAACCTCTG